GTATTGATGTGGTTTCTCAACCAATACCAACCATTGTATTCGACATGCAGCATTCCCTCTTGAAATAAAGAGCTTACTTTTTGTGTTGAGTTGGTTTTCCAACCGCCCGCATAGTTGTTGTAGTTGGTGCATCTAAACTGTTCGGTTATTGCAGCGCCACCACTGCCATCATCCCAAGTAGCCGTAGCTAAAACAGTAGACTGCATTCTAACGCCTGGTTGAACAGCGTATTTTACAAGCGCCTTGGATGACAGTTCTTCATTAGAGATAGAGCCATTGGGCAGGTTCTCCCTGTCTAATCCTCCGTTTATCTCTCCCTTCATATTGTTGAATGAGGAGTTGAACTGATCAACGTCAAGGATATTGCTGGTAACGTGATCGCCTTCTGTCCATTTGAAAGCCATTAGCGTTTACCCTTGATTGTCTGTGTTTTGTTAGCGCCGAACTCTAACGAGTACCCCACAAGAACAATATCATTCTGAGTTTCAAACTCAAAGGCAAACGTAGAAGACGCGCCTTGTGCAATTGGGTATCGGATAGTTGTGAAGAAGGGGTCTTCCCAAACGGCTGTGTCCCAAACGGCTGTGCCAAAGACTCCTTGGTCTGGATGGTCGGCACGCTGCATCTTCTCACCAGAGGAAGTGATGCCTGTATAGTCAAAATCCCTGTAGTACGTCAATGGAATCGTGTTGTCTCCCTTGGTCATCACATGAAGGTAGACATACTTGACGAACTTCTTCTGTGCAGCCTTGCCCATGTCGTGCCACTTAGAGCGATACTTGGCATTAGGCGGTGGAGAAGCTTGGGTTGCTTGCGTTGGAGGATCACCAGGGACAGTAACAACCGAATAGCCACGGGCTCTTTTTCTTGAAACAACAAACAGGCCAGTTTCCCAAGTAGAGGGAAGCCCAACTTTGCCTGTGTTGTGGCCAAAGACTAACTCTCCATTCTGGTCAGAAGCAATAACACTTATTGGAAAGTCCTTTCTGGTAGACCATGTGTTCTTATCTACATGGTAGACCAATCCAAAGGCTGGCTTCTCTTCTCCGTCTACGGGCATGTAGCAGTGCCACTCACGCCACTTAGGGCTGTAAGTAGCAGAGGCACGAGCCAATAGGGCAGAATTGAATCTCTTCTCGGTCTTCACCAGGTTGGGGGTCATCTTCTCAATCTGCACTTGAGAGCCACCGTCAAGGCCACCAAAGATTCTATAGACTCCATCGTTGCCCAAGAACATGACACCAATGCCAGGAACAGAAGTCACAGAGTTTATAGCCCTACAACCAATGCCTTGAATGAATGGAACTACATTGAACCCTGTTGATGGATCACCACGAACAAGCTCAACAGAGGACTCACGAAAGACAATCAGGCTGTTGTAGTATGCGAACAAGCCCGTGATATCACCACCGTCACGAACACCTACATCAAAGTAGTTTGAGGCAGAAAATGAATCGGGATTCAGTGGGTTAGAAAAGTAAACTCTTGTGGGGTCAGACTGGCCACCGTCAAGAAAGAGGCAGTTCTTGAAGGCTGCTGCAAACCGAGCACCCGGACACGGGAACAAAACGCTCTCAGTTTCAGACGGGGCAAGCGTTACAAGAAACTGATCTGGAGTTGAGTCTGAATAAGAAGTTTCTACGTTATTTTTTACTTCGGCAACAAAGTAGTAGGCACCCTCGTTGTCTGCGGAAATACCACTTCCAAGGTTCTTGGTGCGGTAAATTCTTCTGGCTACAGTCCCTCTTGGTCCCGTTGGAAGATTTTCTAAAAGAACCGCCTGCCTAAGCTGTGTGCCAGCCCCGCTTGTTTGCCATTTTGCCAACTCAGAACTTGCAGAAAGGGGGCTTTCGCTTCCCGTTTCGCTTACAAAAGAAACGCGCCACCTATAATTGTTCTTAGCATTTACCGTCTTAGAACCAAGGCCGTATGTGTTTTGAAAACCAATAGGAACACCACTGTTCTGACTGTTTTGGTTTGTTGCGCTATCAAAAGGGTCAGCGGCAGCTATCCCATAAAACTGAACCTGCCCTTTACCAAGCCCACCAAGAGCACCGTTTAGAGGGTTTATGTCAGGCGTCCAAGGGCTAACCGGGCCTGGTACAGACTCCCACCCCAGTGTTGGAATTTGGTTGTTCCCTTTTTCACCGTCCCACTTCAATGGCTTATCGTGGCCATTCACAATGATTAGGTAGCGCCCAAAGGGCTCAAAGTCTGTGACTGGCTCATTGAGTGTTGGGATTCTCCTGAACGTATCAATGTCTACGATCTGCCCTGCACCAGCCACATTGCCTACAGTAAAGCGCAGATTGCATCGAGCAGAAGCAATGTTTTCAGACTCGAACAAAGTGTAGGTTCGAGCGCCACTATGGGTACTCCACACATACAGACTGTGAATCCTCTTCTCAGTAGTGAACGGTTGGTACAGTGTTGCGTTAGGGAAATACTTCTCGTAACCAATCCGATTGTCCCAGCCACCAGTAGCAGGGTCTACAGTGAAGTTCTCAAGTATAGTAGCCGAGTCGTCCTTCTGAGGAAGAAGCTCATCTATGCCGCCTACTCTTGGTACTTCAAGCTTTAGCCTTGGGTCCATGCTTATCCCCGAGTCGTTAGGCTGGTTTCTGTTCTAAAGCTTGCGTTGGTTTCACGGTAACCAAGCTTGATCCAATAGCCCGCACCTTCTGATAGATAGTTGTTTTCCATTCTTAGGAGTTCAACATCTGCCTTGCGTCGATAAACTTCTGAGTGCGTGACATTATCATGCTTCATAAAGAGTTCTTGGCAGGCCCGATAGACGAGGTATCGGTGGTGGTCAGGCGGAAACTCAGGGACATCTGTCTCTTCAATCAGTCTGTCGGGACGATAAACGAACCGGGCTTCGATTAGATAGTCTGTGTCCTGGCGAGGATAAAGGCGAACACGTTTATAGTGGCCGCTGTTCTCAGGAAGACGCTCACCTGAGACAAGGTAATCGGTAGCAACCACGATTCCTGTCATGGTAGTGACTGTTTCTGCCACGTTAGCAGCAGTCGAGGCGTAGTAACCATTCGCATCAGGAGTGCGGATATAGGCTTTCTTCAGGATTCCTGAGTTAGCGCCCGTGTTCTGAAGACCAGCAACATTGATAGAGTCGGAAGCACCAAGAGTTACTGTTGATTCAGGGGAAGGGGCGCTTTCTTTGTTCTTGTGTACAAAAGTGTACTTCACATAATGAACACCAGCCTCAAGAGTTCCTGCTGCGTTGACTGTTAGCCCAGAAGCTAAAACAGGCTGGGTCATGGTCGCATCATCATAGATGAGCCAATCAGTGGGCAGCCCTGTGGAGCTTAGAAGAAGAGAAAGCTCCTCATCACGAGCACGAGAAAGATAGGAGAAGTGGGCGTTCGTCCCTGATAGTGGGCTTCTAACGCCAATAGATAGAACCTCTGAACAATCAGCAGGCATATCAACAAAGCGTTGCTTCACTGTAATAGTCAGCCCTATTGTGGTTGCGCTGGCAGAAAAGTTCTCAAGGTAAAGGGTTCCTGCAATGCTTTTGGTAATGACGTACTCGCCATTGTCTACATCAGCGGCACCGGCAATCTCAACAATGTTGCCTTCCATCCAAGGCAGAAAAGGAGTTCCAGCAGCAGGAATAATTGTGTTGGCACCAATAGCAATCTGACCATTGGCGATGCTCACATCACGGTAGACCTGAATCTCTTCAGTCTCCTGGGCGAACTTCCAGGGACGGTCGGTAAAGAAGTCGAGGTAAATCTCGTTTACAACACGGTTGACCTCATCAATGTAGGTCTGGACGTTGGGGTCATAGTCTACGATAGACCCTACCATGTTTCTAATCTCTGAGAGGTTCACTTCTACTCCTAAGAAAAAAGGGCGGACACCCGATAAAGGTGCCCGCCCAAAGGTTCAGCGGGTTGTTTCTACAACTGGCGGAAGATGTAGCAATCCACTGTATTACCAGCGGCTGCCTCTAATGCCACTCCAAGAATAGGAGTAAGGGAACCGGCAGCACTTGCTGCTACTGCCTCACCGGCAGCGGCAACAAACGAACCACCAAGCGCAATAACACCAGTTGTCTTCGCGTTCTCGCAATAGCCTGCAACACAGACGCGCACCAAAGCACCACCAGCAGCAACGGTTGGTGCCGTGACGGTTTCAAGTGCAACGCCAATGACGGCGCCGGTTGCAGTGCCAAGAATGACCTGGCGTACCCGGTCTTCTCCAGCGGCACCTGTGTTCAACTGAACCCAGTCACCAGCAGTTACTGCTGCTGCGCAACCGAAGGACACGATGTCCGACATTTCACCAGTTACTTGTGCTACCTCAAGAGGCGGCTTTCCATGATTTAAGTGTCCGAATGACATGATTACGCCTCCGCGTCTACGAGCAAACCAAGGCTTGCAAGGTGATCAGCAACAATCTGGGTGCGAACGAACATCTGTGCTTCACGAGCAGCAAAGCCACTCTTGTGCTCGAAATCAGTCATCGAGAAGTTAGCATCAGAATCAAACACAACCTTCATGGTCTTGGTGTTCAAGAAGTACATTGATGGAGTGTTGGCATTGACCGCGTTTCCGAGGTTGTTTTCAACGTACATCAAAGC